CGAGCCGCGTCACGGCGGAGGATTCCGTCAGCCTGGAGGTCACGGTCTACAGTCCCAGTCGCTACATGCTGGCGCACCTCCTGGAGAACGGCCATGCCAAGCGCGGCGGCGGACGGGTCCGTGCCATCCCGCACATCAAGCCCGCCGAGGATCATGGCATGGAGCAACTGGAAAACGACCTGGAAAGGGCGCTGAGGGGATGATGAAATGACCTACGCGGAAATCGTGACCATGCTGGAGGAGACAGGACTCCCGCTGGCCTATGACCACTTTGAAGAGGGCGATTCTCCGGAACCGCCTTTTCTTGTTTTCCTGTTTCCGTCTTCGGACAACTTTGCCGCGGATGGGACGGTGTACAAGAAGATCAACGAACTCCACGTTGAGCTGTACACCGATAAGAAGCAGCCGGATGTGGAGGCGACGCTGGAAGACGCGCTGGACCGGCACGAAATCTACTACGACAAGAGCGAAGTATGGATTCCCGAGGAGAAGCTGTACGAGGTGCTCTATTCAACGGAGGTAATCTATGAGCAAGAACAAGATCAAGTACAATCTTAAGAATGTACACGCGGCCGTGCTCACCAAGACCCTGTCGGATGGTGTGTACAGCTATTCCTACGGCACTCCGAAGGCGATCCCCGGCGCGGTGAGCCTGTCCCTGGACGCGGAGGGTGAGGCCAGTCCGTTCTACGCGGATGGCATTGTGTATTTCCGCACCATGTCCAACAACGGCTATTCCGGCGATCTGGAAATCGCTCTGGTGCCTGAGTGGTTCCGCATTGAGGTCCTCAAGGAAGTGCTGGACAGCAACGGCGTCCTGATCGAGCGCAACGACGACATCGAGCCCGTGTATTTCGCCCTGCTCTTCGAGTTTGACGGCGACAAGAACGCAATCCGCCATGTCATGTACAACTGCATGGTCAGCACCCGTCCGACGCTGGAAAGCTCCACCAAGGAGGACAATATCGAGCCCGGCACCGAGACCCTGTCCATCAGCGCCGATCCCCGTGAGGACGGTCTGATCAAGGCCAAGAGCGGCGACAACATCAACGCGAATGTGTATGCCGCCTGGTATCAGCGCGTCTACGAGCCCGACAGCGCGTCCGAGCCCGCAAAGCTGGCTGCCCTGTCCATTGCCGATGTCACCCTGACCCCGGCCTTTGACGCGGACACCTTTGCGTACACCGGCTCCACCAGCGAGGCCGCCAGCCTGGTCACCGCTACCGGCGAGACCGGGGCGACTGTGGCCATCAAGGTCAACGGTGAGGCGCTCACCAATGGCGAGGCGGCTTCCTGGAATGACGGCAACAACAACGTGACCATCACCGTGACCAGGAGCGGGTACCTGACCGGCACCTATGCCATCACGGTCGTGAAAGCCCAGGGCTAAAGGAGGACTTGAACCATGCTGAGTAAGACTGTGACTATTGGTGACAGGGAAGTCACCTTCAGAAGCTCCGCTGCCATCCCGCGCATGTACCGCATCAAGTTCAAGCGGGATATTTTCAAAGACCTTTCCAAACTGGAGAAGTCCTACAAGGACAAGGGCGGGGAGGACGGCTCCTCCATGGAGATCGAGGATCTGGAGATCTTCGAGAATGTGGCCTACATCATGGCCCTCCATGCGGATCCCGCGATCCCCAAAACCATTGATGAATGGCTGGACCAGTTTGAGATGTTCTCCATTTATGAGATCCTGCCGGAAATCCTGGAACTGTGGGGCAGCAATCTCTTCACGGACGTCAAAGCAAGAAAAAACTGAGAGCGACCGAACGTGAGCTGACCACACCGCTTTTCCTTTTGCGGTGCATGGAGGTCGGGATTTCCATACCGGATCTCGACCTGCTCACGATCGGTCTGATTATGGATGTGTGGACGGAAAAAGGAAATGACGGAAACCGATTACGCCTACAAGGCGCAGCAGTCTGATTTCGACAGATTTTAATGAAAAACCCCACTCGATGTGCTAGGGTGGGGGAAATGTTTTACAGAGCAACTCCGGCAGCCATATGTGCAGTGTCGTTTTTTGCAAGTAGGTAGACGCAGTACTGGTTCATGCTTGTACCTTCCTTTTTTGCATGAACAGCAAGGGTCCGGTGCAGGCTTCTCGGCATTCTGAGCTTGAACTGTCCGGAGTAAGAGGAAAGATCTAAGTCGTCGTCAGGCTCCGCAATTTCAAT